GACGAAACTCCGGTACATCAAACCGCAGATCGTCAAATTCTCTCAGCGTGTTATTCCAAAGCGTTGTCCATTCGACCGATGGTGCGGTATCGCTCAGTTTGACGATGGCATCCCAGTAGGTTTGGTGAGCAGGAGTGAGATAAATCTACCGCACAAGCGTGATAATTATGGGATATAGAGCGACTGATGGGGACATAGTGGGATGTGAAGTGAAAGAGTGTTCCACTATGAGCAACCGGACGACGCCGCCAAAACACGCAGCAAGTATAGCAAAACCCGCGCGTCTTCGGCGTTTACTTTCAAGTCAGATTAGGCGGGGTTGTCTGCGAGCGATGTCGCGTTTGCGGGCGCGGCTGATTACTTTGTAGATGCCGCGTTGCGTCATGTTGTAGGTGCGCGCAAGCTCGGCGTAGTTATTGCCGGTGAATGCTTCATAGATTTCTACGTCACGCTTTGCCAATTTCCAGTGGTAGTCCTTTGGAATGTTGATCAGCTGGCCGCCCCATTGCTCTGCCAGGTAGTCAGCCACCGCAGCACCGGCCTGGACTGCGACATCGGGATCGATGCTGTGATCCGATAGCACGTGAGTTGTGTAGCGTTCGATCTCTGATAGTAGCTCGTGTCGCTGATGTTCCATATTCGATTTTTGAGCCGTCATTTTGCCCCTCCATCATCTATAGCTATCGCGCGATGGCGCCATTTCTTTAGGTTTTCAATGACTTGGCTGGCTTGGTCGGTGCTGAGCCATTGAAGCGCGCTGACGCCGACCATGCGCTGAACGAAGCTTGCCAGGGCACGTTCTGATGGGTCCCTCACTGCGCCTTGCTCATGCAGGCTCAGCCAGAGTTGTCGAATGCGGCGAGATTGCCTATCGTCAGCCAAGGGTAGGTCAGGCGCTTTCTTCTTGCTCTTGGGGCGAACTTTGAAGCCCTTGGCCTTGAGCTGATCTAGCACCAGTTCGAGACCGTCGATGGACAGGTCAGCACTGCTGGTTCTGCCACCCAGGGCGGGCATATTGGCGAGCATGGTGCGATAGCTTTCATCGGCCATACCCAGCTCACGCCGAGCCACGTGGATCAGCTTGATCAGACGCAGGCGGCGCTGGTCGCCCTTAGTTTTGTGCGCTGGATTGCGGCTCATTGCGCCACGCCTCCCCTGTGAAAATAGAGCGCAGGAACTTGTAGACCCTTAGTTCCTCACGGATGGTTTGCATGTGCCGTGACGCGGCTGGTTTGTTGTCAGCGGCGCGGGCGACGATGTAGCAATACCGGGCAGTGCGAAGGCGCTGCTGGGTGCGCGTGATGGCTTGGTGAGCTACGGCCTTGCCTGCTTTACGCGAAGGTATGAATATCGCTTGTGTCACAGCTGATACCTCCGCTCAAGACCTGAATCACCTCTTACGGTCATTAGCCACTTTAGAGCGGTTTGCTCCAGCTCTTGGATCGTTTCACCGTAGATCCAGGAGCGCACAGTATGACCCCACGAAAATCCATAAGGCGTCTCCGCACGAGCCAGGAAACCAAACTTCCCCTCTTCGATAATCCGATCAATATAATAATCGTCACTCCCAATATCGCCCTCGTCTGGAAGACTTAAATCCAACGCATCAAACACATTTTCAAAGTCGAAATCGAAATCTTCATGAATGTTTGTCAGCTGTCCGTTGCAGTTCGGAATCAGAGACGCTAGCCAGCAGATGTCCGTAATACGCAAATGCAGATTTTCGAAGCGTGCGAGAACTTGAAGGGGGCTGGCGCTGGTAGGGTCAGCCATGGTTACTCCTCCCGGGCGCTGAAGCGCGGTTGAAAAAATCCGGTCAGCCTGCCTGTTTGGCGGCTTACGTGCCGATCGATACCTACGACGTCATGCAAGAAATTAAACCTGTCTGCCTCCAGAAGTCGTTGCAAATCCAATTTGCAACCATTCGCGTGGCAGGCAGTAATAGACATCGCGACCTGCGTTAACGGGTCATCACCGAAAATCTCAGGGCCGAGCTCTTCTGATGCACGATTCGCGATGGCTTCAATGAGGGCACGATCACTTACGGACGTTTTAAAGGAGATGTTTGACATAGTTACACCTTCGCTATATCAAGAGGCAGCTGATCGTATTGATCGGTGCGGCCGGCGCGTTTGTAGAGGCGCAGGTAGGTGATGCTGGCCTGCACGCGGATGCTGTCGGTGATGATTTCCATGGCTTTTTTCCAGCGCTCGTCATCGATGTCGTGGCTGCGTAGATCCAGTACACGGCTGACGCTGATCTCGCCGGCCGCGTTGCGGCGGAAGGCTCGGTCGGCAATTACGACCAGGCCGCGCGGCACACCGGGGCGCCCGCTCCAGTCGCGCAGGCATTCGTCGATCAGCTCTTTAGCGGCCAGTAGACGCTCATCAAATGTCATGCTGTCATGGTTGGCGCGCATGATGCGGTACTTGCCGTCGAAGCTTGTGAGCTGCACGTTGCCCTTTTTACCACCCAGCTCAACACCGTACTCCTGGGCGCTGGTCTCGATGAAGGCGGCGATCTCAGACAGCGTGTCTTGTTTGAACGCCTGCAGACGCTCGGACAGCTCTTGCGCACGCTGCACAATGCGCATGACTAAATCGTCGCGCAGTGCATCGATGGGTTTGATGGTGTCTACCGGGACCATGCGCCCGGAGGCGTCTTCCCGATAGCCATCAAGAGTGGTAGGTGAGTTGCTCATAATGAGCCTCCGTATAGTTGGATAAGTAATTGACCCAAACTGCAACGCCGCCCCCTTCGGGAGCCTCGTTTTTGAGCATTTGTGCAAGCCAGCCACGATACGAGCGCAGCGCGGCTTGTTTGTCGTTAACAGTGGTGGCTTCGCGCATGCCTGGCACACACAGCAGCTCGCCTTTTTGGCAAGCGGTGTTGCTGAGCAATTGCTTAAGCGCGGCTTCATGCCCTTTGGCGATGGGCAGGCAGTGCCGCGGCATCTCCATGGAATAATGGATGACGCCATCGCCCTGGCAGTAGGCGTGCATAATGGGTGTGCTCATACTGACGCCCTCGAATACGGTTGGTCGCGATGATGGGCTTGCAAAGCGGTCGTCACTTTTTGCGCGAACTCGGATTCGATTTGAATGCCCACCAGCGCCCGCTGAATGCCACTCCAATCGCGTGTGTCCACGGCTTTTTTCAGCTTGGAGGTGTGCAGTTGCAACAGCGCTTGCGACGCGCAAAGGTCCGACACGCTGTAAGGTGTGTAAACCAATGACATTAGTGCGTCCTCCGCTTTATATGTATTCTTGGGGAGCGTGGTTCGGGCTGCGTGCCATCCCAGGCACGTAACCAGCGTACTCGCACGTTGTCCTCCACCAGCTTTTCCATTTCCACCCACACGCCAGCCGAGTCACGGTATACGCGCCGGACGTAACCGAGCAGTTTGTCGTTGGCTGCGTGTTCCCTTAATAGAATGATGGTGCCGCTGGGCGTTAACGTTAAGCCCGCGATTACAAAGCCCATATCGTCTAGCGCCGCCATGCCCGCTTCCGCTTCTTTGAAGCGTCGGCGGAGAGGTGATGGAAAGCGTCTAATCGAAGCCATGTCACACCTCCGTCACTATTTCGCGGGTGATCATGGGCACACCGATTTGCGCCGCCAGGTTAGCGGCGGCGATTACAAAGTTACCGATGGCTAAGGGATACAACTGGCTGTCACCGTCCCGGTTCACCAGCCGTTCGCTGAGCGCCTGCAACCCGGAATCGTCAATGACTTTGCCCACATCGTTGCCACAACGTGAAAAGCGGTGGCCCAAAAATTCCAACAGCAGGCCTGGCTCAATGGGTTGCAAATGAACCACTTCGCAGCGCTGTACAACTTCGCGAACTTCAAGGTTGCGCTCGCTGAGTTTGACGGTCAGTTCCGGCTGCCCTATTAGGATCACACTCACCAGTTTCGTGAAGCCGACCTCCAACTCCATGATTCGCTTCAGATGCTTGAGTGTCGGAATTGGCAAACTGTGCGCCTCCTCAATGACCAGGCAATGCTTGTAGCCTGCAGAGTGGCTTTCTTTCAGTGCTTGGTGTAACTGCTGGAAGCGCGCCTGGGGCGACGAGCGCGGGCGCTCAAGCGGCGCTACGGCGGATAGAATCGCTTCCGCAATGTGGGTGCTTTTTAGGGTTTTGCCCTTGCGGTCGTTGTCTTCCGCCGCGAGCACATAGGGCTGAATCATCGTGATGGGCTGATGCTCGGCCTCAATGCGGTTTTCCAAGTCGCGGCGCAGAGTGCTTTTACCGGCACCGGATTCCCCAACCACGGCCAGGAAGCCGCCGTGCTTGGCGGTTTGAAACATGGCCTCGCGCACGTAGCGGATATCGGGCGATACCCACATGTCGTCTGAGCACTGCAGGTCCGCGAATGGATCACGGAATAAGCCGAATGCCTTCTTGGCGGCTGGTGTTAACACTTGCTTGCGTAGTAACATATTGTCGTCCTCCTCGGACTGATGGTTGTCATTTGCACAATCGTCAGGGGTCGCCGCATGGCAGTGCGGCGGCTCCACCTTCACTACTTCAAACACATCTCCGCTCACCGGCTCTCCAATGAACGACAGAATCCGCTGTTCTAACTCCGGGCGCTGGATGGACTTGGGCCACTGGTTGTGATTGACCAGTTGCGCGACGGCGGCGGAGCTCACATTTATTGCCCGCGCCAAAGCCGCTTGGGTCAGCCTCCGGCTTTTTAACTCTTGCTTTAGTGCCAACATGGGTAACTCCTACTTAACAACCCGCAACGGTGCCGGAGCATCAGTTGTGGTGAGCTGCTGTTCCACTTGGGGTAAAACGTCACGGGGCACACCGTCTGCATAATGCTTCTGCAGCCAAGTGAAGTGCTCCGCGCCTTTCCACTGATCACCCAGGCGTTTGGATAAAATCTTGGCCGCTTCCACGTGGCTGAGGGGCTTGATTTCTACAGCCGGGCCGGTGATTTCTGACTCGGTACCGCGTTTGGGAATGTAGTCCGCCAGTGGCGTGTCGTTGATGGGCTTCATGCTGTCGACTGTCCCCCCAAACGGTACGGCCTTTTTCCGGCGCGCTTTCTCGGCGTCGGCGTCGGTGTCCGTTTGCGTGACCAAACGTTCAACGGCCTTGCGTTCGGTATCACTGCGGGTGTCCTGGTGGGCGCGGTAGCCCGAACCAATTTCAACGGCATCGCGGCTAAAGCCGTACTCGTCCCGCTCTATGGGTTCAATTACATGGGCAACTTCGCGGCCCTCGCTGTTCGTGGTCATTACCTGGGCGCTGCCGTCTTCACGCCAAGGGTTTCGGCATACGTCTACCGTCGCGCCCACTACAACATCTGGGACGTGGCTGACGCTGTACTCGTGCCCGCCGAACTTGATGGTCAGCTGTGGTGTCACTTTGCGTGTTTGTGTTGCGCTGTAGGCTAGCTCACGCATTACCTCCGGCGGCGGTGCCAGACGCAACTGCTCTTGGGTAATGGTCAGCCACACGTCGTACCGGGTGCGCTGGGTTCGCGTGTGCGTGCGGCTGGAGTTGAATGCGCGCATCCAGGCCCAGGCGAGCGTGTTGATTTCGTCAAGGGTCTGGGGCGCGTTGGGTAGAAATTTAAGGCGGTGCTCAAAATCGCGCTCTACCGTATCGTTCGCCTGTTCAACTTGCCCCTTACCCCAGGGCTGACCAGGGCGGTTAACCTGCACATCCACATTCAGCGCGCGGCATAGGTTTTTAAACACTGCGCCCGTGTTGGCGCTGCCGGGGTCAACCATAACCATGAGTGGTACGCCATTAAACGGGTCTTTGGGGTGGCGTCGCTGGGTGGCATTGATGAATGCCTCGGTCAGGTTTTGTCCGGTCTCGGCTCCCAGCACGTAGTGCACGTAAATCACGCCGCTGGTGTGGTCGGTAATCACATAGCGCCAGACACGCTCCTTCTCGATTTTGCGAATGTTGGCCGGCTTGTTTTTGTAGAACTCCTTCTCACTCATCACCTGCAGGCCGTCGCCCTGTTTTTTGGGCAGGTAGTACAGCACGCACAGGCTGGGGTCGATCTGCCAGACGTGGTTGGGATGGCGGCTGGACATCTGCACCTTGGGCGATGGCTGGTTAAGCTGGTCTGGGTGCAGGCCGTGGCGCGTCAGCCCCCGGCTAACCGCGCTCACGCTCAGTGGCAGCACTTCGCCGGTGGATATATCCACACGCTCGGCGCGCACCATGTTATTGCTGCGCAGCACCTCCAGAGCGTTTTCAATGCTGGCCAGGCGCTTGCCGTTGGCCCGGCAGCTCTCCATCAGGTACCCGCTGATGATGCGTGCCTCCTCTAAGGTGAGTGCGGTTGTTCCGGCATCGTCTCGCCGTTTTCTCGGCTTGGTCATGGTCACCTCTTTGAGTCTTCGGTGGAGCGTGGCTACGCTTATACCCAAGTCCTGCGCGGCCGCTTCATACACCGCGCGTTTGCGTCCGTGGCCTGCTGCCTCCGCATTCCGCGCAACGGCGAGCAGGCGTTCAATGAGTGCTGGATTCATGGCCCGACTCGTGGTTGTTATTGAGAGGTCGCGGTGTCCGGTTCCGCGTCGAACTCAGGGTCTGCCCATTCGGGCACATCCGGCACGGTGCGCTCGATGCCGATAACACTGCGCAGGTACAGCACAGCTTCGTCGAGCAGGTCGAGCCGGTTTTCCAGCCAGGCGTACTGGCTGTTGTCGGTTAGCGGTGAACCCTCATTCACGGTGCCGTGTTGTAGCACTCGCTGGAAAACATCCACCAGGGTTGTGCGTATCAAGCTTTCGGCTTCGTCGGCGGGTTGGCTGGCGGTCGCGCGCAGCTCGACAATTTCATCATCGCGGCTCACGGCGCGACCTGTTTCGATTTTGAGTTTGCGCAGCTCCTCAGCCTGGGCGGCGTCGTGTTTGCTGAGTGCTTCTTTATCGGCGCGCAGTTCGCGGATTTTCTTTTTAAGCTCGCTGCACGTCATGCGCTCCAGCTCGTCTAACTCGATATCACCAACGGTGCCGCCTTCGCCGAGCTGCTCCAGTTCATCGTCGTCGAGCGTCATCAGCTCCAAGAGCTTTGTTTTATGGGTGGTGGCTTCCAGCAGTTTGCGGCTGCCAGGGGACGATAAAAATTTAACTGCGGCTTGCATCATCCGCTGAGCCGTTCGCGGATGAACGCCAATGCGCTCCAGCGACGTCAACCAATCACCATGCTCGCAATGCTCTTTGATCACGATGAGGTGTCGCCCAGCATCAATCATTGCTCGAGCACCACGCTCCATGGCCTCGCGCGCTTTCAGTTCGGAGAGGTGAAGGTCAAAGAACTGCTCTCCGTCGCCATAGGTGGTCAGTATTTTTTCTGAATGAGCCGATGCTGTATTCACGGTGTCGCTGATGGCGGTTTGCACCTCTTCGTCGACCTCGGTCTGATCGATGGTGGTTGGGGTTTTTGCTTTTCTAGCCATGGTTCCTCCAGGGGTTTTAAATGCGCCAGCACGGCGTTTGTTGTTTGTTACCGTCAAATGCGACATTGATGTCGCATTTGCCCGTTCGTTAACTATGCGCGCCAGCGCCGACGCGCTGGTTCAGTTCATCCAGTCGCGCCTGGGCGCGGGCCACTTCGGTGGCGTGGGCCTGGGCTATTTGCAGCACCTTTATGCTCAGTGCGTAGCGCCCGCTCTCCAACTGTGTGGCCATGCCTTCGCTGATTAGCGTATTCAGGCAGCGGTTGATGGTGGCCGGGCTTTCGTCCAGCGCTTTGGCCAGTTCGCCGTTGCTCAGGCCGGTGATGCTGTGGCCGCGCAGTGCCGCCATTACTCGCAGTACGCGGGCGCCGCTGTTGCTGATTCGTCTGGTGCTCACTGTTGTTGCTCCTTAATCTGGCGGGTGACTTCGTTGGCGATGTTCCCCTGCAATATGCCGAACTCTCGCAGCCACTGGTCCACGGGGCGCGCCCCTTCTTTCTCAGACGTTAAGGTCTGGTACCGCGCAACGAACTCCCCAAGCCGGCCGGATGCCAGATCGATGGTTATGGTCTTCTGGCTCATGCGACGCACCCCTTTTTGTTATTAACCGCAGCGGCCTGAATGCGCTCGGGCTGAGGTTCGGCGGGCAGGTCTGTAACGGTGATGCGCTCCACTTTTGGGGCTATGCACACCGCAACCAGCACGTGCGCATCCGGGTGCTCGGCGCGGGCCGCTTCCACTTGTTTGCACAGCGCGGTGCTGCCGCTGCGGTAGCCCAGCTGGCCCGCCGGTACTGCCCATAGCACATCCCCATAATCTTCAACGTGCTTCGCCATCTCCTGGGCTTCCTCGCGCTGGCCTGCTAGCTGGGCCTCGCGGATCAGGCCGGTTACGTGCAGGGCGCTTACGCCGAACTCCTGAGCAATTTCATGAATGGTTCGGGTTTGTGTGCGGTAGCGAGCCAGGATCAGTGCATCGCGGTAGTCGCTGTGTGTTTTTTCTACTGTTGGTGACATGGCAGTGTCTCTCCTCGGTCGAGTATTCGGTTAAGCCGCCTGGTGGCGGGATTCGGCTTTCAGCCCCAACTTCACGGCAATCTCATGGGCCTTGCCTCGCTTTGCCTTCGCGAAGCCGTTCGTTACCCGATAAACCTCGTTCACCGTGTAGCCGTTTTCTCTGGCCCATGCGGCGAATGTGCGGCCCTCGCGCTCGAACTTTGCTTTGAGTTGCTCAGGGGTGAGTGTTTTGGCCATAGCGGGTCTCCTGTGGTGCTATGATTTACAATCAACAAACAATTAAATTGCCAGTTAAGAATACTTAACTATCTTTACTCAGTCAAGGGGTGATATGAGGGAATTCGACATTCAGCTGCTGCGGCTTAAAAAAGTGCTTGGTGTAACGGAGGATCAGCAGGTGGCGCAGTTTTTAGGTATGACCAAACATGCTTTTTCTGATCGAAAGAGAAGGGGGGCATTTCCAATGGACAAGGTATTAGCGCTCAAGGCTACGCGGCCGGACCTGGCTATCGATGATGTTTACATTCGGACTGGGCGGGATGCCCAGGCTGACGCGGACGATAGTGAGCGTAGAGCTCAAACCTATACCGAGGTGCAGGAATATGGCGAACTGATGCTGGAGAGGTTTAAGCGCGAGCTTCGCTCAATCTCTCCAGAGGAGGAGTTGTTACGCTTATACCGCGAGGCGACAGAGGAAGGAATGCTGGCTATATTGAACACAGCAAGGGCGGTTCGAAAAAAGAAAGGAGAGTGAGATGGGGTATGCTCTATGTTGGGTGGCATTTGCCACGCTTGCCGCGATTATTGCGAGCGCAAAAAACCGTAACGGGTGGGCTTGGTTCTTTGTGGGCTTGATCTTTGGTCTTTTTTCGTTGATCGCTGCCGCTTGTGTGGGCAAGCTCGATGCCCGAGGGCAACCGATAGGCTCTGACGAGATCAATTGTCCGTTTTGCGCTGAACCGATTAGGTTGCAGGCTGTGCTCTGCAAGCATTGCCGGTCAGATATTCCACCGAGAGCCGCAGAAGAGGGGCCGGAGACCGCCGGAGCTGGAGAAGGTGCCCGCGCGATTATGTTTGTGCTTGGCGCTCTGGTTTTAACTGGTCTGATGGTTGTTGTTTTTTCGTAACACTGATGAGTACCGATAATTAACGCTAGGAGAAGGACATGCTCAAAACAATAATAATTTCTCTAACTCTGCTTACCGTCACAGCCTGCACCGCCGTTGATGTTCGGCCAATACCCGCCTCGGCACAAATGGACAGGGTGTGCATTGTTGATAACCCAAGGGTGACGATACAGAGTTTCGTCCCGGTGCTGATTGATGGCTTTGCCCGGCATGGTATCGCTGCTGATGTGGTCAGCAGCTCGCGCGCGGCTGGCTGTGACTACACGCTGACCTACACCGCGCTGCGCTCATGGGATGTAAGCACGTATTTGTCGCACGCCGAGCTGCGAATCAATCAGCACGGGCGGCAGGTGGGTTACGCAGAATATCATTTGAGGGGCAAGGGCGGATTATCGCTCAACAAGTGGGGCAGCGTTAAATCCAAGATGGACCCGGTTATTGATGAGTTGCTGGCGGCTTACAAGCTGCCGGACTAAGTAGTGTGTCCACAAGCTCCTTGTGCTCCTCCAGCGACAAAGGGCAGTCAACTGCTGTTGTGATTAGGTTGCGCATTGCTGCAGATTTTCTTGGCTCTAGCGCCATATCCAGAGAGTAAAAGACTTTCGCCATCGCTTTGGGTGAGGCGCCCCGGCAGCCAGGGTTGACCCCACCCTTTAGGGTGAACCAGATCGTTACACACGGTACCAAATTAACGCACAGCCGCCGGTTGTAGCGCGACCAGTGCGCCCCTACCCATAAGCTGCCTGGCCGAAACAACACTCCGCATTTCATACACACCTCCCGTATCAAAACTCCATCTTCGCGCGCGCGCGAGGCGATGTATTTTGCCCCCGGTCAAAATACAAATGCTCCCCTCTCCCGGTACTCTGAAACTCACTGCAATCATTACTGAGCTTCGGAGGCACCATGTACGGCTACCCCGGTTTATCCCAACTTCCACGGCCGCGCTTGCTCGGCTGGTCCATTACCACCGCGCTGCTGATGCTGGTTATCTGGCTGGTTGCTCCGCACCAAATGCCCGTAATCGCGTACAAAGCGGCGCTAGTTTGCTTTGGTGGTGTGCTCGGTTACTGGATTGACCGGGCATTATTCCCCTACGCCCGGCCTCACAAGCTCGCCCATACCGACCCAACGTTTGACCGCAACGCACACTGGGCGCGCTCACTGGCCATGCTGCGCCGTGCAGTGATTGTGCTGGCCTGCATTCTGGGCTTAACGCTGGGGCTGTAGTTATGAAATATGTTAAGGAATTCATAGCCGCTCTGCTGCCACAACTACTGCTGCTCACAGTATGTCTGCTGGTCATTTTTGTTACCCAGTGCACGCCGGCCTACGCCGGTACGATTCCGAGCGCCGCCGAGCGCCACAGGAACACCTTGGTGCGCGCGGCGCACTGGGGCTTTGGTATGGATGCCCCCATTTCTACGATGGCCGCACAGGTGCATCAGGAAAGCCGCTGGCAAACCGATGCGCGCAGCCCGGTTGGTGCCCAGGGCCTTGCGCAATTTATGCCCGCAACGGCGCAGTGGATGCCCGAGGTTGACCGCAGCCTTAGCAACCCGGACCCGTACAACCCCGGCTGGGCGCTGCGAGCCATGGTGCGCTACAACGTGTGGCTGTTAGAACGAGTCCAGGCCGAAAGCCCCTGCGAGAGTTGGGCAATGGCGCTGAGTGCCTACAACGGCGGCCTCAGTTGGGTTAATCGCGACCGAGCGCTGGCGCTGGCTTCTGGGGCCAGTGGGCTAGCCTGGTTTGACCACATAGAGCAACACAACGCCGGGCGCAGTGCCGCAAACTTTCATGAGAACCGGCAGTACGTGCGCGTTGTGTTGTTCACATTTGAGCCGTTGTACCACCGGCACGGCTGGGGCCCCGGTGTATGTATCGGGAGATCCGAACAATGGTAACCCGCGCGAAGCTAATACTGCTTGTGCTGTCAGTGGGCGCTCTGTCAGCCAGCCACTGGGCAATGTGGCAGTGGGGCCAAGCGAAGGGTGTGAGCACCGAAGCGGCCGCGTGCGCAACCGTGCAAATTGCCGGCCTTAGCTCAGCGCTGCAAGACATCCGCCAGGCCGCCGACGAGGCCAACACCGCCAGCCTGGCCATAGGGCGGCAAATCAGCGCCCGACAGCAGGCCGACGACAAAGCGACCCAGGAGCTACGTGATGCATTACATAGTACCGCGGCTGAGCGTGTTGATTGTGTGTTTGATGATGGCGTCATGCGCGCACTCGCCGCCGCCCGTAATCGTGCCAATGCGGCCGCCGCCAGCGGCGTTGACAGTGCAGTGCCCGCCGCTGCCGGAGATACCCGATAACCGCTGCGACAGTTGTGCGCTGGAGCTGAAACAGGTGTACGACCAATACGGCATTTGTGCCGCCCGGCTGGTAGAGCTGGTCGAGTGGGTGCACCAGGCGCAGGAGCAACCGCCATGAGAGTGTTGTTGATAGAGCAATGCAGCGACCCGCAGTTGTGGTACGCGGGCCTGGTTGGGCACACCGTGCCCATGTTGCAGGTAATCAACGAGGGATATCTGAGCAGGGAGCCAGCCGGGTATTTAAATATAGTGCGGCGGGAGGATGGCCGAATCATAAACGACGATAAAAATTATGGATGCTAACGAACTCAGATTCAGCTTCGCCTTCCTGCAATGGTTGGTTACTGCGGCGGTGGGCATTTACGCCTGGCACATAGGCCGGCAAAGCGCCAGAGTGAAAGAGACGAATGAGCTGCGCGAGAGGTTAATTGCCCTTGAGGGGCAGATGAAAGAGGTGCCCAGCCAGGTTGCCATGGGCCAAGTGGCGGCGCGACTGGAACGGCTCGACGCCGAGTTAGGCAGTAACAACCGCGAGCTGAAAGCGATTAACGCCAGCCTGAACCGAATCAATGATTATTTGCTGAACAGCAAGTGAGGTACCAATGACCAAGTTTGCCGACTACCTGCGCGAAGACCAGCGGCTTGTTATTTTGCGGGTGCTGGTGGATATGCCCAGCTACCGCTCCAACAGCAGCATTCTGTACAGCGTGCTCGACCAATTTGGCCACTCCCCGAGCCGCGATCAGGTGAAAAGCGAAATCACCTGGCTGGCTGAGCAAGGCTTGGTGGAGGTTGAAAACATCAGCGAGGTGCTAATTGCCACTCTCACCGCACGCGGGCAAGACGTGGCCCGCGGCCGCGTGATTGTGCCGGGCGTAAAGCGCCCAGGAGCACATTGATATGGGCCGCAAAAGTACAGTGGATAAACTGGACCCAGCGGTGCGCAAGCACATCGAGCGGCGGCTGCGGGAGAACCGGCTAACGCTGGATGAGCTGATTGAAGACCTGCAGGGCACGTTCCCGAGCGCGGAGCACCCGAGCCGCAGTGCGCTGGGCCGGTATCGGCAAAATTTTGAGGTGATGATGCAGTCGATGCGCGAGCAAGAAACCATGGCGCGCATCCTGGTGGAAGAGCTGGGCGAGAACCCGGACGATAAAGCCGGCGGGCTGATGGTGCAGAGCTTGACCACGCTGGTTAACCGCGCTGTATTCCAAGCGCAAAGCGATGACGATGTGGACATTGAAGAGGTACGAAAGCTCGCTCGCGCAGCGAAGGATGCGATACAGGCACGAAGGGCGAGCCTGGACGAGCGCCAACAGATTAAGAAGATTGCCCGCGAAGAACTGCTGGCCGAGCAGAAAGAAAAGCTTGCAGCGATGCCGGTGAAAGGTGGCGTTACAGAAGATACTAAGGTCGCGATTCGTGAAGCCCTGGGGATTGTGTGATGGTGCTAAAACCGAAAGGTAACGCAAAGTGCCTGCCGGCGGACCGCGATGCGATTTTCCTGCCGTTCCAGTCACGCTGGATCACGGATACCTCCCGCCTGAAGTTGATGGAGAAATCGCGCCAGATCGGGTTGTCATGGTCCAGTGCCTATGCCTGTAACGAGCGTACTGCAATGCAGGGCGCACGGCACGACCAGTGGGTGAGCAGCCGGGATGACCTGCAGGCCCGACTGTTTATTGAGGACTGCAAGCACTGGGCAAAGATCATGAATATGGCCGCGCAGGACTTGGGTGAAGTGATGCTGGATGAGAAGGACCGCATCAGCGCCTATGTTCTACAGTTCGCTAGTGGTAAGCGAATCCACAGTATGAGCAGCAACCCGGACGCCCAGGCGGGAAAACGCGGCGGCCGTGTGCTGGATGAGTTTGCGCTGCACCCGGACCCGCGCAAGCTGTGGAGCATTGCGTACCCCGGTATCACCTGGGGCGGCAGCATGGAGGTAATCAGCACCCACCGGGGCAGTTATAACTTTTTTAATCAGCTGGTGCGCGAAGTGCGCGAAAACGGCAACCCCAAAAACATCAGCTTGCACCGCGTCACGCTGCAGGACGCTTTGGACCAGGGGTTTCTTTACAAACTACAACAGATGCTGCCCGCCGGGCATGAAGTGCTGGATATGGACGAGGCTGCGTACTTTGATTTTGTGCGCAGCGGCTGTGCCGATGAGGAGAGCTTTCAGCAGGAGTATATGTGCAACCCGGCCGACGATGATGTCGCGTTTTTGGAATACGACTTGATTGCCGCATCAGAATACCCCGCGAGCGTGGACTGGGGCACGATTGAGGGTGGTCGCCTGTATGCTGGCGTCGACATCGGGCGCAAGAAGGACTTGACCGTGCTGTGGGTTGTTGAGGAGCTGGGTGATGTGCTTTACACCCGCCATATAGAGCGGCTGCAAAATATGCGCAAGTCGGACCAGGAGAAAATTATCTGGCCATGGCTGGAGCGGTGCGACCGCTCCTGTATAGATGCGACGGGTTTAGGCATAGGTTGGGCGGACGATGCCCAAGACGCGTTTGGTGAGAGCCGGGTTGAGGCCGTGACGTTCACGCCCAAGGTAAAAGAATCCCTGGCTTACCCGCTGCGCGGCATGATGGAAGACCGAAAAATAAGAATACCTCATGACCCGGTTATTCGTGCGGATCTGCGGCAAGTGACCAAGCAGGTGACGGCCGCAGGCAATATACGATTCACTGCCGAGCGCACTGTTGACGGACACGCGGACCACTTCTGGGCTCTGGGCCTTGCCGTACAGGCCGCTTCGCAACCGGCTGTTGTGATTGATTACCAGAGCACCGGCCCACGGAAAAACCGAATTGACTTTGATGCAGCGTTGGGGGCGAGCGATGGCCGCACCCGGTTTGGAGGTTTTTGATGGACTTTGAGCACAATAAATCGGGCCTGCTGGTGCCGGTCAGCTTTGCCGCCAAGAGCACCAGCCGAGGCCGCCCCGAAATGCGCGAGGTGGCCACCACCCGTGACGGGCGCGACATTACCCGGGGCTATGTGGACCCGATGCTGATTCAGCCCCCGACCGACAGCGTGCTGCGCATACGGGGCAATGGCGATTACCAGGTGTATTCCGAAGTGCTGCGCGATGATCAAGTGGCCAGTTCGTTCGGGCAGCGGCGCCTGGCGCTGGTGGGCAAAGAGTGGGCGGTGGACCCAGGCGGTGAAAGCAAAGCCGACAAAGCCGCTGCGGAGCATCTGGAAGAGATGCTGCAGGCGCTGGGCTGGGACCGGGTGACCGACAAGATGATGTACGGCGTGTACTACGGCTTTGCCGTGGCAGAAGTGATGTGGGCCCGCGATGGTAAGCACATCACGATAGACGACATTAAAGTGCGAGACCGGCGCCGCTTTGGTTTTGACGGTGAGGCCCGGCTGCGCATGAAAACCCAGGGCAACCCCCAAGGGGAATTGTTGCCAGATCGGAAGTTTTGGAGTTTTCAGACCGGGGCTGACCACGACGATGAACCCTACGGAATTGGTTTGGGGCATTGGTTGTATTGGCCGGTGTTTTTTAAGCGCGCTGGCATGCGTTACTGGATGACGTTTTTGGAGCGCTTTGGTCAGCCCACCAGTAAGGGCACATACCCCAAAAACGCAACCCCGAACGAACGGCAAAAACTGCTGGATGCGCTGGAGGCCATTAACACCGACTCGGGCATAGCCGTGCCCGACGGTATGGAAATCGGCTTGCTGGAAGCGGCGCGCAGCGGAACGGCGGATTACTCAAAGCTGTACGAATACATGGACCGCGCAATTGCAAAGATGACACTGGGGCAGACGGCCAGCTCCGAGGGCTCCCCCGGCCGCCTGGGCAATGATGACCTGCAGGGCGATGTGCGTACCGACTTAATCAAAGCCGACGGCGATCTGATTTGCGAAAGCTTTAACCGCTCAGTGGTGCGCTGGCTGACCGGCTGGAATTACCCCAATGCCAAACCGCCGCGAGTGTACCGGAAGGTGGAGCCGGAGGAAGATGCAGCCAAAGCAGCCGAGCGTGACCGGACCATTTGCGACATGGGTTTTCGGCCTACTCTAAAACACATCCAGGATAACTACGGCGGCGACTGGATAGAGAAGGCCGTGGAGGAGCCTGTACCGCACTCAGCTGCTGACCGCAACGATAATGATGCGGCCAGCTTTGCCGAGCCGGATACCCGGCAACCTCAAACATTAAGCCAGCAGTTGGACAACCAACTGCAGCGGCAGGCCGACGGCTGGATTAACCAAATTCGCGCGCTGGTGAACAGCGCCGAAAGCCTGGACGAGGTGCGCGATGGGCTCACCGCGTTGCTGCCGGATATGAACCTGGCGCAGTACGCCAACCTAATGGCCGAGGCGCTGCGCGTGGCCGAACTGGCCGGTCGCGATGATCTGATGAATGAGGTGGCCCGTGCCCGTTAGTGCTGTTGACCTGCCGTTTCGTGAGCAGGCCGAATTCTTCCGGCGCAAGCTCAACCTGCCCACTGAGGCGTGGACGGATATCTACAGCCGCGAGCACGATTGGGCGTTTGTCGTTGCCGGGGCAAACCGCGATGCGCTGGTCAGCGACTTTCGCACAGCGGTGGAAAAGGTTGTCGCCAATGGTGGAACGCTGCAGGACTTTCGGCGCGACTTTGACGAGATAGTCACGCGCCACGGGTGGAGCTACAACGGCGGGCGCAACTGGCGCAGCCGGGTGATTTACGAAACTAACCTGAACAGCAGCTATATGGCCGGCCGCTACCAGCAGCTGCTGGCCGTGCGTGAGGATCGGCCCTACTGGCAATACCTGCACAGCGACGCGGTGGAGCAACCACGCCCGCACCATGAAGCGTGGCACGGCATGATACTGCGGTGGGATGACCCCTGGTGGCAACACCACTTCCCGCCCGGTGGCTGGGGTTGCCAGTGCCGTGTGATTGCGCTGAGCGAGGCCGACCTGGTGCGCATGGGCCGCACGGTAGACACAGCCCCGCCGATTGAGTGGGAGGACCGGGAAATTGGCCAGCGCAGCCCCGGCGGCCCGCGCACCGTGCGTGTACCGCAAGGCATTGACCCCGGCTTTGAGCGCATACCCGGCCGCTCACGACTGGACAGTGCTGTACCGCCGGAGCGGCCCACGCCCCTGATACGCGGCAGTGCCGGCGGCCCAGGGGTGCCGAACCTGCGCCCGCTGGATGCACTACCGCCGCCACGGGTTTCCCCCGTTGGGCTATTGCCAGACGGTTTGAGCGGCGAGGAGTACGCGGAGATTTTTCTCAATGAATTCGGCGCGACGCTCCAGCAGCCTGGCACGTTTACCGATGCGATTGGTGAGCGCCTGGTGATTGGCCGCGAGCTGTTCACCACCCGGCGCACTGGCGAGTTGAAAGCCGACAAGGCCGGGCGCGGTAAATACATGCGGATATTGGCGCAGGCGTTGCGCGAACCCGACGAAATTTACGCGAGAATGGAATGGCACGAAGCCCAGAGCAAAGCGGTGGTGCGCCGCCGGTACGTGACCCAGTTACTGCTGCCCGACGGCGACGAGACTGCGCTGGCGGTATTTGAGCTGGGGCCGGACGGCTGGACGGGCGTAACAACCTTTAGCCCCAGGGATATGGACATTAACGATTTGCGTGTTGGCGTGAGGCTGTACAGGCGGGAAGATTAAAAGACCGCAGGCCGGCTCCTGCGGCACCACCGATGTTGGTTGTTCACAATGCCGGGAACTGCCCATCGGTGGCTAACAACAGTATAGGAGCCTGACATGGCGGGTGCAACGCTAGAACTGGACAGCCTGGCAGTAACCGATGCGCTGGGGCGCGCGATTGCTGTGTTGCGCGACCCGCAGCGTATTCAGATTGATATGGGCGAGTATTTGCTGCGCGCCCACATTCTGCGGTTTGCAGCGCAAGTGTCGCCGGACGGTGTGCCCTGGGCGCCGCTATCGCCCCGGTACCAAAAACGAAAAAAGAAAAACCGGGACCGCATTTTATTTCTGGATGGCTACCTGGCCAACACCATGCGTTACCAAGTCAGAGGCGGCGACTTGTTATTTGGCAGCAACCGCCCTTATGCAGCGCTCATGCATTTTGGTGGAGAAGTGCAACGCGCCGCCCGCAGCCAGGAGTTGTATTTTAAACGTAACCGCGATGGCAGTGTGGGTAACCGCTTTGTGAAAAAAAAGCGCAGCGACTTTGCCCAAACCGCAACCGTGGGCAGCCACAAGGTGCGTTACCCAGCACGCCCGTTTTTAGGCACCAGCGATCAGGACAACCTTGAGCTGCTGCAGATAACAATCCGCCACTGGGATCGCGCAATCGGCGGTTAAAATTTGCGGCCCTGTGACGCCCTGCGCCGGGCCATGGCGGCCAATGTACCGACTGAGATACCCGTCAACGCTGTAAAGCGTTTATAAACAGCCCTGGCAACTCATTCAGCGCTACGTTCAGCTTGCACTTCGCAACACCCCACCGAGTTATCAATAAACCGAAGCACAACACCGTTGTTTTTTGTCCGGGGGCAAAAGACAACGCTTGCGCACGCGCATAGTCTGGCCACTACAGTTTTACACCGTTACTCAACTGCTGCTGATCAGGACTGATGTATGGCTACAGAGCCGCTGGAGATTTTCAAGCCGGGTACCTTTGAAAGTATGGAAGGCCAAACGCTGAACTTTACTGCGGAAGATGTAGCCGCAACGGTTGCCGCGTACGACCCGGCTTTGCACAAAGCGCCATTCGTGATCGGTCACCCAAAGACGGACGACCCCGCGTACGGTTGGGCCGCATCACTGTCCTTGAGCGACGACGGCGTTGTACTTGCTGAGCCCGAGCAGGTGCACGCCGAGTTTGCCGAGGGCGTCAACAACGGCAATTACCCCAAAATATCAACGTCATTCTGGCCGCCTGAGCACTCCGCAAACCCAGTGCCGGGGGTTTGGTACCCGCGCCATATTGGGTTTTTGGGAGGTGCAGCACCGGCTGTTAAGGGGCTGCGGCCAGCCAGCTTTTCCTCTGATGACGATGGCGTTGTAACGGTGAGCTTTTCCGAAACCCTTCAACCGAACCTGGAGCGCGACATGAGCACGAACAAGAACCTGGACAAAGATAAGCAGAAAGAGGCGAGCTTTGCCGAACGTGAAACCGCGTTGGCAACACGCGAAGCGGAGATAGCTGCGCGTGAAGCCAAAGTGGCCGAGCAGGCCCGTGCCGCCAAAACCGCAGAAATTGCCAGCTTTGCGGAAGGGTTGGTAAGCGAAGGCAAGCTTCTGCCCGCCGAAAAAGAAGGCGTGGTGTCCTTGCTGCAGGGCATGGCTGAGGAACAAGTGGTTAGCTTCGCCGAAGGTGCCGGTACTGTGAAAAAGTCCGGCCCCGAATTCCTACGGGAATTCTTAACCGCACTGCCCGAGCGGGTTGATTTTGCAGAGCGCTCAGCCCCAGTGGACGAACAGGCAGTCACAGCCAGTTTTGCCGCGCCCAGAGGCTACACGGTGGACGGTAGCCAGGCCGAGCTGCACAACAAGATCACCGCGTACGCCGAGAAGCACAGCGTGACTTACGCGCAGGCAGCACAGGCCGTTGGGGGCTAGTTAAGCGCGAGAGCATTTAACTGCCGAAACGTCATTTCATTTTGAGGATTGATTCATGGCTACACAAAAAAAACCGATCTTAACGATCACCCGCAACGCCACCGCCGCAATCGCCGCGTACCAAGCCGTAACACTGCTGGGCGCGGTTGCCGCAGCGGGAGCTGACGCCGCCGGCTTTGCCATCAGTGACGCCGCCATTGGGCAGGACTTTGGCGTGGATGTATTGGGCACCAGTACCGGTTTGGCTGGTGAGGCGCTCGATGAGGGTGTGGCCGTGGAGGTTGGCGCGGATGGGACGCTCGTTGAGCTGAGCGAAGGTGCCCGTATTGGGTGGACGTTGTTCTCGGCCGGTGCGGGCCAACCCGTTGAAGTGTTGATTGAAAAAGCGCCCGCGCCGCCTGGTGGCGGCGGGTAGTTTCGCGTTAGCAACCCCATTCAATTTTTTTCAAGAGGGCTAGAAAATGCCAATGAACAACAGACAGGTGCGCGTTGTTGATCCGATTTTGACAACCGTCGCACGCGGCTATCAGAACCCGCAATTTGTGGGCAACCGTCTATTCCCGGAGGTGCCCGTACCAATTTCCGGCGGCCAGATCATTGAGTTCAATAAAGAGAGCTGGCGGAAATACAACTTACGCCGGACTCCTGGTGGTGATGTGGTCGAGATCGACTATGGCTACGCGGGCAAGCCGTATGCGCTGGTGCAAGACAGCGTGCACGGCAAAGTGCCACGCGAGCACTTGCGGGACGGTGCTGTATCCCCCGGTTTGAATCACGGCACCATTGCCACCAATGCGGCCATGAGCGCTATTCGGCGCGCGCAGGAGATCGAGCAGGCCAGCCTGGCTCGGGACGACAGCCAGTACGAGGCATCGAACAAAATCAGCATGACCGCCAGCAGTTGGAAAAACCCGGACCGCAACCCGGTGAGCGACCTGGTTACTGGCAAGCAAGTGATTGGCGACGGTATCGGGTTTGAGCCGAACGTGCTGCTGCTGTCCAGCGATGCGTGGAATGCGATTTCAACCAACCCTCATGTGCTCGGCTTGTTTACGCGCGGCGAGGTTGAAAATCTGATCATCACGCCGCAGATGCTGGCCTCAAAGCTGGATGTGACGGAGATTGTTATTGGGCGCACTAGCTACATCAATGATCAGGGCGCGACCGTGAAAGCGTGGGGCGCGGACGCTGTGCTGGCGTACACCGAGATTGGCAGCATGACCAATGCGCTGCCCTCGTACGGTTACACCTACACGCTGGAAGGCAACCCTGTGGTTGAGCAGACCTGGTACAACAACAGCAATAAAAGCTGGATGTACCCGGTGAATAACGAGTACTCGCCGGTGATTGCCGGTGCCGATGCCGGTTATCTGTTCATCGATGCAGGTGCGCCGTTCAGCGGCTAAAGGATGAAGCGCAGGGACGCGGGGCAACCCACTTACTGGTAGGTGACTTATGAATAAGCAATATGTTGCGCGGGTCGCGCTGGCCGTTGGCAAGCGCACTGTCCAGCCCGGCTCGGTGGTTAAAGGCGTGCCTGAAGCGACACTGGAACATTTGCTCAGCAAAGGTTTTGTGGACGAAGTATTGCCGACGGTGAATGATCTTAAAGAAGAGGCGGCGGCAAAGGCCAAGGCAGAAGCGGAAGCGGTTGCGAAGGCCGAAGCGGAGGCTGCTGCGAAGGCGGAAGCGGAAGCTGCTGAGAAAGCAGAAGCGGAAGCTGTTGCGAAGGCGGAAGCGGAAGCGGCGGCGCAAGCTGAGCAAGAAGCCAAGGCCAAAACCCAGGCCGCGAAAGCGAAAGCGGGTAAAAAATAATCCCTGCAGGGCGTGCTGCGTTGCAGCAATCCAGATCTCTGCCGTTGTGGGCGTTGACCTGGTAGCCCGACCACGAGCCGCCGTACCGGCACAACACGGTACGGCACTTATTGAGAAAGCTGTGATGGCGTACGTCTCCCACATGCAATTGGCAGAACGCCCCGGCGCCCAAGAGCTGGCGCAGGTGGCCACCGACCGACATAAGCCGATTGTTGACTCGGCGCTAATGGATGCCACGCTGCGCGCCGCTGACCGCAGCGAGTGGGGGCCTGATGACGTCGCGGAGGCCGATGCCGCGTTACAGCGTATTGATGATGCCGTAGCCGATGCCGACGGGCTGATTAACGGCTACTTGCGTAAGCGCGGCTACCCGGTACCGATTAGCCCGGCACCGAGAATTGTCACGGCCTGGTCGCGAGACATAGCCCGCTATTTTTTGCACCAGGACCGGTTAAGCAGTGAGGGCAATGACCCCATTGTGCGCGCCTACCGAGACGCCCTGAAGCTGTTGCAACAGCTGGCTGACGGCACGTTCAGCTTGGGTGCCGATGATGACCTGACGACCACGGCGGGTATGCCCGAGTTTCGTAAAGGCGCCACGCCCGTGCGAGACGCACTGCAGGACTATTGAATGAGCTCACAACCCTTTGATCTGCAACCCGTGATTGAGCGCCTGGCGGCGGCCGTGCCCGAGCTGCAAACGGTAGAGGGCGCTGCTCAGTACGCCGCGATTACCGGGTTAAAAGATTTTCGGCCACCCTGTGCCTACGTGCTGCTGATACGCGAACGAGCGGACCAGGAGCAACCCAAGGCGGGGCGGCAACGGGCGCTTGTGACGTTTGGTGTGGTGGTGGTTGCGCGCAACTACCGCGACCAGCGGGGCGCGGAGATGAAGCAAACGCTGGACCCGTTGCTGAACGCCGTGCGCAACAGCCTGATTGGTTGGACGCCCAGCGGTGCCGGTGCTCGGCCAGTGAAATGGCTGCAAGGCGATGTACTGGATTACGACGCGAACACGTTGTTGTGGAGCGACGTTTTTGAAACTCAACATTTTATGGGAGCTGGATCATGACCGAGACGAAAACCCCCGCCACCGCAGGAAAAGCCAAGGCGCCAACTGGCGCGCTGGTTGAAGTGACGTTGACTGCCCCGCACAAGCATGGCGGTAAGAGCTGGGCCAAAGGCGAGAAGATCAGCGTCAGCGAGCGCCGTAAGGCGTGGCTGATTGCCCGTAAAAAAGTAGCTGGCTAAAGCCGCTGACACTCAGACTAACGCGAGGACGACCCAATGCTATTTTCATTCCAAGGCAAGATTTGGCTGGCCACCCGTAACGCCCAGGGCCGGTACGAGAAACAGCAGTTTGTGGGCAACGCCCCCAGCTTACAGTTGCAACTGCAAACCGAGACGAGCCAAAAAATGGATTCGTACACCGGTAACCGGCTGCAAATTGGCGAGTTAACGCGGGGCAAAACCGCGACATTGAACATGACGCTTGATGAGTGGACGCCAGAGAACCTGCTGCTGGCGTTTTACGGCACCCAGGTTGCAATATCCAGCAGCACGGTGACCGGCGAGGCGCTGCCCGAGAACCTGGTGGCCGGGGATGTGATTCGCTTGGATCACCAGTTTGTCAGCAGTGTGGTGCTTGAGGCCGACGGCACGCCCCTGGTTCTGGGTACCGATTACCGAATCGAGAGCGAGCACGCTGGGCTGATCGAGCTGCTGAGAACTCCGGACGACGATGTTGAGGCGGACTACGAGTACGCGGCCGCCGATGCGGTGACCATGTTCACAGGCGAGCCGCCGGAGCGCTGGCTGCTGCTGGATGGCATCAACACGGAAAACGGCGAGCGCGTAATTGTTGAGCTGTTCCGCGTGAAGTTCCAGCCCGTGGGCGACCTCAACTTGATTGTGGACGAGTACGGCAGCATTCCCCTGACCGGTGCCGTGTTGTTTGACCCGCTGAACGCTGACGACGCGAACCTGGGCGGCTACGGCCGAGCCTTGCAACAAGCAGCGAGTTAACCATGGCTAAGAAAGTAGAGCGCCCCCGTAAAAAATCCTCCGCGCCCGACGGTGCGGAGGATTTGGAGATACTGCACCCTGAGAGGATTGTCACCATTGGCGGGCGTACATTGACGGTGCGCGAATACAGTTTTGTCGAGGGGCTGCGGCTGCGGCCGCTGTACCAGCCGCTGCTGGATGCGCTGTATGAGACCATGCAGCACGGCGAGGTGCCGCGCACGGACGAGGTGCAGGCAATACTGGCTGAACATTTGGACGCGACTTTGCAGCTGATTGCTGTGGCTGCGGATACCGATGTTGATTACGTGAGTTCGCTCAACTTGCGTGATGGCAACCAGCTGCTGGACGCCTGGTGGGGCGCTAATGGCCCCTTTTTTTTGCGCAATGTGTTCGACCGGATGATGCACCAAAAAATACTGCAAAAGGCGCGCGCTGGGCAGACACCTACCAACAGCTCATCGAGCACGGACACGACCCGCAGCGAATCGGCCACTACACCAAGCGGCAAATCCTCCTCTACCTCGGCGCCACCGGTCGCGCCCAAAACCGGAAAAGAAGCCAAACCCTAGTCGATACGTTAAAAGCATTCGTGGGCGGCAAGTCGGCGAACGATCATCTGCGCAAGCTCACGACCGAAAAATAATAACACCCCTGCAGCAACTCCGTTCCGCCCGGCTCGCCGGGCTTTTTTGACCCCGGGCAAAAGACCCACCCGCCTCGCGCGCGCGATACTGAGCATCCATTCAACTGCTCTCGTGCCCTATGTCGAACGAACTGAATCTTGCACTGCGCATAAAGACTGACCTGGAAGCCGGACGTAAAGACGTTGAGGCGCTAGCGAAGTCTGTGGAGCGCGTTGGCGAGGCGGCTACGAGCACCAGCGCCGGCACATCCGGCATGGGTAACAGTGTTACCCAGTTGATAAACGACATGCGCGCGTTTGAAGAGGCAAACAATGGCGCGCTGCGCAGCATGGAAGACATTGCAGAACAAGAAGAGCGGCTTGACCGCCTGATGACTCAAGGGGCGATTACCACCAAAGAATACGAAGAGGCCTTGGCGAATCTGGATAAGGCTGAGGCCAGCTTGGTTAAAGAGCATCAGCAGCATGAGCGCGCCCTGCAAAATGTGATGCGCACTGCCGACCGCACAGCGGTAGAAATGGAAAAGCTGGACAGTGCGGCTGACGAATTGGAGCGTGCCTTCCGGGACGGGCGCATTACCGTTGAGCAATACAACCGCGCGATGGAGGGGATTGCTCGGCGCCGGGTAGAGCTGCAGGCCATGAGCGGCACCATGGGCCGCTTGGGCTTGCAAACCCGCCAGGCGCGCAACCAAATGATTACCCTGGGGCGCAGCCTGCAGTCGGGCAGTTTTGATCGGGTGGCGTTTGACCTGCTGCGTTTGAGCCAAAACGCCGACCGCAGCGGCCAGGCGTTTATGCGTTTTGTGTTACCGGTGGCCGCCGTTACCGCCGGAGTAGCCGCATTCACAGCAGTGAGCGTGGCCGCGTGGCGCGAGCAACGGGAGCTGAGCAACACGTTGGTGTTAACCGGCAACGCGGCCGGTTTGACCGAGCACGAGTTTGCGCAGCTGTCCCGGCGCATTGAGCAAACCACCACGGCGACCATTGCCCAAAGCCGCGAGTTAGCCCGTGGGTTTGCCGCCACAGGCCGGATGAGTTCGCGAGTGATTGAAGAGTTTGGGCGCACAGCGGCGATTATGCAGCAGCTGACTAGGCAGTCGACTGATGAGATCGTTGCTGACTTTTCGCGCATGCAGGATGGGGTGGCTGAGTGGGTGGCCAAGCACAACGAATCCATGAATTTTGTCACCGCCGAGCAGTACAACTACATCCGCGTGCTGGAAGAACAAGGTGATACTGAGGCGGCGATGTTGGCGGCCAGCGAGGCGCTGCAGGAGCGTTACGCCGACCAGGTGACTGAGCGCATTCAAGGTATGGAAAGCTGGTGGATCCGTGCGCGAAAAGCGGCCTCGGACTACTGGCAAGTCACTAAAGATCTCACCTCTTTCGACAGCAGCCCGCACCTGGTGCTAGAGCGCAACCAGATGTTGTTGAGAGCCAGGACGCAATCGGTAGAGCGCGCCGGGCGGAACCCGGATGACGATCCGGTCGTGCGTCAATACCGTGAACGGATACAGAAGCTCGAACATGAGCTAAGCAGTGAGCGTCTCGAAGCCGAAATAATGGCCGAAATCGCTCGCGAAGAAGCGGCCGCCATTGCGGCACAAAACCGTATCCGCCAGCTCAGTATCCGCGCTGACCGCGAACGCCAGATGCAGGCGGAGCTGGATAAGTTGGAGCGGGACTTTGCCGCCGCCACCGCCGTCGATACCGACGACCCCGACTTTAGTGCTGAGAACCGCCAGCGGCTGGAAGATGAGATCCGCAAGCGCTTTGCTGAGGACGACGACCAGAGCAGCGCCGCTGCGGAGAACTACGTGCGCAGCCTGGAGCGACAGGCCGATGCCGCCGGTAAGACCGCTGCCGAAATTCGGCTGCTTGCGTCGCTGGAGCAAGAGCTGAGCGACGAGCAGCGCATGCGCGTGAACGGCGCGCTGATCATGCTGCAGTTTGAGGAAGAGCGGCAACAGCAGATGCGCGATGCCCAACAACTGGCGGGCCTGGAGGTTCAACTGTTGCGCGCCCAGGGCCGCGAGGCGGAAGCCGCCGCGCTGGAAATGGAACAACAGTACGGTGAATTGCTTGAGCGCCTGGAAAGCCGCAGCGACGACACCGGCAAAGAACTGGTTGAGAACCTGATCAACCTGGGCGAGCTAAGCCGGCAACTAAGCGCAGCCGAGCAGGAAATTGAACGCACGATGAGCGACCTGGCCCGGCGCGAGCAGAGCATTGACGTGCAACGCCAGGCAGGCTTGATCAGCGAATACGAGGCGCGCCGGCAAATACTGGAGCTCCACCGCGAAACCGCCCGCGTACTCGAACAGCAACGCCCGCTGCTGGAGGAGCTTGCTCAGCAGCCTGGGCATGTGGGTGAAAGTGCCCGCGCTGCCCTTCAAGCCATGGATGCCGAGCTGCAAATGCTGCGCAGTACTGTGACGCTGCTGGAAGAAACCCTAAGGGGCGGTCTGGAGCGCGGCCTGGCCACAGCGATTGAAGGCCTGGCTAAAGGCACGATGACCCTGCGGGAGGCGATTCATGCTTTGGCGACTACGGTTACTGATGCGGTGATTCAGATGGCGGCGCAGCAGCTGGCCCAGACCATTACCGGAAGTTTGTTTGGCGGTGGTAACGATGGGGCGGAACTTAAAGAAGGTGCAGCGGCGGTTGCCGGCAGTGCAGCCGCGCTGGCCACCGCTGGTGGAACACTGGTTACTGGCGCCGCCGCCCTGGAGGCCGCCGCCGCCAGCTTGATGGCTGCCAATGCGGGGCAGTCCGCTGCGGGTGCCTCTGGCAGCGGTGGTGATAGCGATTGGAGCTGGGTGACCACGGCGATCAGCCTATTCGCCGCTGACGGCGGCTTGGTAACCGGCCCCGGCACCGGTACCAGCGACGAAATACCCGCCATGCTTAGCAACCGCGAATTTGTAGTGCGTAACGCCTCCGTGGAGCAGCCTGGCGCTGAGAGCTTTTTGCACGATTTTAACCGGCGCGGTATGGCGGCGCTGGAGGATTGGGCGCCCGTTTACCACAGTACCGGCGGCCTGGCGGGTGAGCCGGCCCCAGCTATGCCCAGCGTCGGGGCCGGCACGCTATCTGACCCAGCAGCGGATAAGCCCGCAATGGCACAAAACAACACTGTGCGTTTCATTAACGTTGTGGACCCGGAGTTGCTTCGCGATTGGCAAGAGAGTGCCGAGGGCGAGCAAGTGTTTGTGAATATGTTGCGCAAAAACTCCTCGATGATTAAGCAGTTTTCGGGGGGCGGCTAATGATGCCTCTGTTGTGGACCGTTGGCCCGAACTGGGCCGCGCCGGTAGTGCAGCGCCTGGAGTGGTTAACCTCTGTTATGCGCGCCACGGACGAAACCGAGCAGCGATTGGAGTTGCGTGACGGGGCGCGGCAAACGCTACGCTACGAAGCGCTGATTGGCAGTAACGCTGAGAGGCAGGCATTTGAACGTTTGTTGGTGCTGGGTCAGGGCCTGCTATACCAGCTGCCGGATTGGTTGCGCGGTATGCACATGACGCTGCCGGTTAGCGAGGGAGATACTCTGCTCAGCGTGAATACCACCGCGAACAAACGGCTGTCATCGGGTGGCACGGTGGTGTTGATTCAGGGTTCACGCATCGGTACGGCGCTGGTTGAAAGCGTGGGCCCGACCTCGGTTATTCTCGCGGATTCGCCCGGTTTTTGGCCGGCGGGCACTCGCGTGTTTCCGACAGGCTTGGCTCAACTGAGCGCCCAACTGCCGGTTAACTATTTGAGCGATTCGGTGGCCACGGTTGAGCTGCAATGGCGTTGGGATGATGAGTGGCTTGTTGAGCCGCTGGCCGAGACCGAGCATTACCGGGGCCACCCTGTCTACCTGGGCCGTACCGACTGGGCCGATGGGCTGGCCGCGGATTTTGCGCGCAATTTGGCGGTGGTGGACAGCGAAACGGGCCGCGTGAGCGTGCGACCCTTGTCTGACGTGTCACGCTATGACCGCTCTCACCGATGGGTTTTGCACGGCGGCGCCGAAATTGCTGAGTTTCATGCGTGGCTGGCCGCTCGCCGGGGACGTATGAGCCCGTTCTGGTTGCCCTCACAGCAACGTGATTTTGATCTGCAAAACACCATCGGCCCGAACGATTCGTCATTTATTGTTGCGCATGCTGGGCACCGGGATATGTTTGAGCACATTGGCTACCGGGACATTGCCCTCATTACTCGCAGTGGCGCTGCGTACTACGGCCGCATTGTTGATGTGGTGGCCATCGATGCCGGTACCGAGCTGGTCACCTTGAGCGAGCCTCTGGGTGTGAGTCTGGCGCCCAGCGACATTGTGACCATCAGCTATATGCGCCTGGCGCGCCTAGGGTCTGATACCGTTGAAATCGCCTACGACACCGACGCCGTTGCGACTGCCGCTGCGCGCATGGTTGGACTGAGGGATTCCGGCAATGAGTAGCGTGGTTGAGCTGTACGAGTTTCGCGCCGGTGAGGATGAGGTGTGGCGCTACACCACGCGCGGGCATGACTTGCTTGCTAATGGCCACGTGTGGCATTCCACTCCCATGGCTCGTGACGACCATCAAATAACCACCGAGGTCGCCCGCGACGGCATGCGCCTGCAGTTCCCGCTCGACCACCCGTTTGCCAGCCAGTGGCTGGGTTACGGGCCCGAGCAAACGGTGATACTGAACCTGTATCGTAAAACAGGTGATGACAGCTACGAACTGCAATTTAAGGGCCGGATCGCCGATAGCGAATCAAACCAGAATGAAATTTACCTGGTTGTTGAATCGCTACTGACGTCACTCAAGCAGGCTGGCCTGCCTGGGCGTATGCAAAAATTTTGCAGGCATGTGCTGTACGGCCGTGGCTGCAAAATTGATCCACAAGCGTACGCCGTGCCCAGCAATATCACCGCGATTGATGCCCGTTTATTTACCGTCACTTGCCCTTCCGCAGCCGAGTTTGCCGATGGCTGGTTTACCGGGGGCATGATCACTATGCCGAGTGGGGCACTGCGCTACATTACTGAGCATGTGGGCGACCAAATCACCTTGTGGCGACCCGCTCCGGAACTGGAAAACCTGCTGAGCGGCACTGGCGGCGTAACGTTTGGCTGGGGCAACAATTACGGCCACCACTACGGCGGCCCGGCGCTCACCACGCTGTACCCAGGCTGTGATGGAGCGTTGAGCACCTGCGACGAAAAATTTAACAACCTGGACAACAACGGCGCCTTTTACTGGCTGCCGCCGGTGAACCCTTACGGGGCGAATTCAGTTTTTTAATTTATTTGGGGGGGGGATGTTATGGGTTGGTTTGCAGCTGTGCTTTTTGTGGTGTCGATGGTCATCAGTTATGCCACGCGCCCGAAGCCGCAGCACGCCAAAGCGGCGGGGCTGGGGGATTTTCAGGCGCCGACAGCTGAGGATGGGCGCACCATTCCCGTGCTGTTTGGCACCCGGGATATGCCCGCACCCAACGTGGTGTGGTTCGGGGATCTGCGCTCTGTGCCCATTCGGAAATAGGCTGTATAGATATGTGTGAGCAAAATCAACTACTGGTAACCGTTCGGCACGCGCGCAAGGCTGGCTACTGCCTGCAGCCAGGCGTGCGCGTATTTTTGGCGCACCACGGGCTGGATTATCGGCAGTTTGTACGCGTCGGACTGCCCGCCGATGTGTTGCTGGCTACCGGCGATATCATGGCGCAGCGCGTAGTTGCCATCGCGCAGGAGGAGACCCATGGGCGGTAGCAGTAAAACGACCGTTGGCCACAAGTACCACATGGGGCAACACCAGGTGTTAGTGCACGGCCCCATCGACAACATTAGCCGGTTGATGGTCGGGGATCGCGTTGCCTGGCGCGGGCGCACCCGTGGCGGCACCATCTCGATTAGCGCAGATAGCCTGTTTGGTGGCGACGATGGCGAAGGCGGTGTGTCGGGTAATGTAGACATACTAATGGGCGGGCCTACTCAGGCGCGCAATGGGTATTTGCAGTCGGTTATCGATTCAAAAATTCCCGCCTTTCGCGGCGTGGTCAGCGCGATCCTGAGGCAGGTTTATGTGGGCAACAGCCCGTATTTGAAAAACTGGAACTGGCGCGGGACGCGCACAGATGTAACCACTGAAGGCGATGTGCAGTGGTTTCAGCCTCTCGCTGCCATCCCCCGCCCAGGGGATTTTGATCAGCCCCAGGCCATTTATATTGCGCTCGATGCCAGTGGCAGTATGGACCGACCTGGTGGTACTTCCCGGTTAGAGCAGTTTGCTAACGGTATGACGCGCTGGGAAAACGCGCTGGAGTCAGTTACGCGAACACTGGATTACATTGGTACGTCGCTGACCGCCTATCGCGTTGATGTGATGGTTGTCGTGTGGGCGAATACGCGCCAATCCATTATGCGCCGGTCAGCCACGCCCGCGGGCATTAACGACATTAAAGGCTGGTTATTGAGCCGCTCGGTGGGCGGGGGCACTGACTTTCGACAAGCGGTAAACGATGCGCCGAGTTTTTTTTCGGGAGCGCCAGACGATGCTCGAAAGTCTTTGTTCTTCATCACGGATGGCTTGCCTGAAGTTACCGGCATGTCGCCAGCGCAAAACGCCCAGTCGGCGGGCAGCACCGTGCACGGGGGCGACATTGATGTGTACGGTATTAATGTGGACCTGGACGATACTCAGTACACCGCGATGGTCTCCAATACGCCCAACTATGGCGTACCGGTTATTACCGGCGGCAACCCGGAGCATATGGTCAAAATCCTGATGGATATTCTGGATGCTCAAATCGATGCAAACCCGGCGCACATTGTCCGCGAATCGCTAACAAACCCAGTGTGGGGGTTGGGCCACCCCGAGTTTGATATAGATGACGATTCGTTTATGGCCGCAGCACAAACTCTGGCCGACGAAGGCATGGGTATGAGTTTGCTATGGGACGGCCAAAAGCCGGTTGAGGAATTTATTGATGACATTATGCAGCACATTGATGCTGCGCTGTACATTGGTAACGACGGCCGGTTCGTGCTGCGGTTGATTCGTGATGATTACGATATTGCCCAATTGCCTGTATTTGACCGAAGCAATGTTGTTAGTGTTGACCGCGCCGCTCGCACACCCACATCGGAGCTGGTTAACTCCGTTACCGTGGTGTACTGGGACGCGCACACCGGCAATAACGCCAGCCTGACCGTGAGCGACCCGGCGATGGTGCAAATGCAAGGCCGCCTGATAAGCACCACCGTTCAGTACCCGGGTTTTACTCACGAGAGTATTGCTTCTCGTGTCGCTGCGCGCGATTTGCGTGCACTCTCCAGCAGCATGTTCAGCTGCGACCTAGTCGTTAACCGCGATGCCCAGTCATTGCGCCCCGGTGACCCATTCATACTCCACCGCCCTGATGTGGGCGCTAATCAGTTGGTAATGCGCGTAGCCCAAATCAACTATGGCAATGGCCGCGCAAACGAAATCCGCATGACGGTTACCCAGGATGCATTTGCACTGCCCAGCGGCTCACCACTGGCCCGCTCACCCGACACGCAGTGGCGTGACCCGCGCGTACCGCCAGCACCTTCACCGGCCTCGACCGCGTTCGAGCTGCCCTATTATTTTTTGGTGCAGCAACAAGGTCATGCAGTGGTGGATGCTGCGCTGCAGGTTGATCCTCTGGCGGGCTGGCTGGGCGTGGCGGCTGCGCGCCCCAGTAGCAATGCAATTTCTGCCCGCGTCGCCATCGACGTGGGAACAGGATTTGATGATTCTGTACTGCTCGATTTTTGCCCCATGGCCGTGCTGGATGAACCGCTCGGGCGCCTGGATACAGAGTTCGCTTTCACCGGCGGCGTGGACTTGGATTTACTCACCCTCGGAACTGTGTGTCAGATAGGCAATGAGTTGTGTGCGATCACCGCGATTGATCTTGAGCAGCGCACCGGCACTCTCACTCGCGCGGTATTGGATTCGGTGCCGGACGAGCATGAACAAGGCGCAACCATACTATTTTGGGGTGACCTGGTTGGCGTGGATGAGCAGGAGTTTGTTGAGACTGATGAGCTGGATGTGCGTGTTATGCCAATTACCGGCAGTGGTCAGCTCGACCTCACTGCAGCGCCCTCACTGCCTGTAGTAATGGATTCAAGGGCGGTCCGCCCATACCCGCCCGGCAACATCCGCCTGAACGGAGAATACTTCCCGTCATCAATAACGGGCGAGATCACCGTTGAGTGGAGCACGCGGAACCGGCAGCAACAAACCGGTGGCGAGCTGATTGGATTTGCCGGGGGCGACGTAACTCCGGAGGACGGCACAACGTATGTCGTAACTGTGCGCAATCGCATAACCCAAGCACTCGTGCACGAAGACCAGGATGCGCAAAGCCCACACGTAATTACTGTTGGGGAGCTGGTTGACGGCAATGCTGCGCCCGAGCTGGACGTATTCATATCGGCCCGCAGGGATGGGCACGACAGCTTTTTTGCGCAGCACGTACCGGTTGAGTGGGATTATTTTACGTTCGAAGTCTTCACCGAGAGCGGAAACTTTGTTGTACCTGAGGGTGTGACTGAGGTGGATGTGTTGGTGGTGGCGGGTGGTGGCGGAGGCGCGGCAACTACATTCGGCGCCTCAAATATCGTCGGCCGCGGCGGCGGCGGATCTGGAGGAGTGGTTGTTGCAACTGCCGTGAACGTTACATCAGGTGCATCAATTCCGGTAACTGTCGGGGATGGCGGCGGCGGAGGGGTGGCGGACAACCCTCAGACCGACAGTTTAAACAGGGCGCGGAGCGGCAAGAACTCATCGTTCGGCGATTTGGTTCAGGCGCTTGGCGGCGGTGCCGGTGGGCCGGCGCTAGATGCCGAGGGTTCTGATGCGGCGGACGGCGGGTCTGGGGGTGGAGCTGGTTTTCGAGATGCCGCTCCGGGAATCGGCGCGCCTGGCCAGGGCCATCGTGGCGGTCGTCGCGTTTCAGGGGGAACCTTAAACGCGGGGCTCGGGGGAGGTGGCGCAAGTGAGCCTGGAGAGGATTACTCCGGGATCGGGCCGAATAATGGCACCAGAGGCGGTGACGGAATAGCGCTCGCGTCTATAGGCTTTTATGGCGCGACTGAAGTTGGTGCTCCTGATGAAGTTGGCGGTGGCGGCGCCGGGGGTGCATATACGGGTGGCGCGCCAGGGGATGGCGGGATTGGGGGTGGCGGAATCGGCGGGGAGCCGAACTATAGTCCGGGAGGTGACGGCGCACCCAATACTGGTGGCGGTGGCGGCGGGTCTGGTGGCGGTAGTGGTACTCAATCCAGCGAGGGGAAAAAGGGCGGCAATGGCGGCTCCGGCATTGTAATAGTGCGGTATCGCACACCCGAATAAACATTTATCTGGAGGAAAGCATGACAAGCAGACTGCTTACAAACCTCGGCCTGGAGTTCGACTGGGATCTGGGCGCCGATGGCTGGAAGTCAGGAATGGACAGAAACCTATTGCTGCTCGACACGCTCGCGCAGCCTCGAGCGATAGATGTGGGCCGCAACGCCCCGCCAGGAGCTCCTGAGTCGGGCGATACATACGTTGTCGGCGCGTCCCCGTCGGGCGCTTGGTCGGGAGGCGCCTGGAGCATAGCTGTATATGATGCCGACGAGTGGGTGCAGATTACTCCACGCGAGGGCTGGCAGATTAAAAGCCTGAGCGATGGTTTGTTATACGAATTCAACGGAAGTGAGTGGGCAGAAGTCAGGTTGGGCGGGCCGCTTGCCAATCTAACAGCCGCAGCCCCACCGACGATTGATGATGACGAAACGCAGGGGTATGAGCCTCTGAGTGTGTGGATCGATATCAGCAATGGCGAATACTACAAGTGCTTGGACGCTACAGCCGGGGCAGCAGTATGGGTAAAGTCATCGCTTACGATTGACGAGTTGGGGGCTCTGGCCCTGGCTAATGATGCCAGCGGCGTGCCTTACTCCGGCTCGGCCCCAGGCTCTGATGTAGCCGCCGCGCTGAATGCCTTGCACGCCCAGACGGCGGAGCAGCCGGTCATTCGGCAGGGCGCCGTCACTATCTCGCCCTCCAGCGACACCTGGCAGCGCACCGACTTTGAAAACGTCTCGCTCTCGCCCGCACTGCCTGACGGCAATTATCGGGTGCTTTTTGAATACCCGAACGATGCGGCGGCACAATCCATCGGCAATTTCATCGCGTACGACAAGGCCGGAAACGGCTTTAAAGTGCGGGCAACCGGCAGCGCAGGAGGTACCGTTTTATGGTCAGCCATTCAATTACCGTAGCAGAGTTGGGCGAGGGGCCGCACTGGGAATTTGACGTTGACGGCAACAGCGTTTCCGTCGGCGGCAACAGCGTTGACCTGGATGAGCTGCAGCAGGACCAGCCCAGTCATTACGATTTTATGTGCAGCATCACCGGCCGGTACCAGGCCACGGTTATTCTGCCACCGGCGGACTATCTGCCCACATTCGATGAGGAGGATGAGCATGAGCCGGTGCGATTGCCCATTGATTTATCCCGCGTTGAGATTCGCCTGTACCCCTGGTTTGATTGCGAGGAGGAGCCCGCATGAGCTTTCTAATTTCCGTTCCCGACGCGCTGCGCCAAAGTGTTGAAGCCGCCACCGGCGGCAAGCAAACGGTGCTATACGACGAACACGGCCTGCCCAGCTATATGTATGTGCTGCCCAAGTTTCGCTATGAGGATATCGGTTTTGATGCTGAGTTGGGCACCGGCGTGTGCACTGCATTTTTGGTCGATGGCGTAGAGGTTGACCAGATATTCCTGGGTGTTTATCAGGCCAGTAATCTCGGAGGTCGCGCATGCTCTCTGCCAGGCCGTGAAGTGTGGCGATCAATTAATTGGGATAACGCCCGTGCCGCTTGCACGAGCAAGGGTGCCGGCTGGGACATGATGACCGTGCACGACTGGGCTGCGGTTGCAGTTTGGTGCGCAGCCAACGGCTACGAGCCAGGTGGCAACACGAATTACGGCCGCTACCATGCCGACCATTCCCAGTTTGGCCGCCTAGTCACCGGCGGCTATCCCGGCGTAGATGATGGGGTGGCGAACATCCTGGCCGGTACGGGTCCGGATGCCTGGCGGCATGACGGCAGCGCAACTGGCATATCCGACCTGGTAGGCAATGTGTGGGAATGGTTGTGGGGCGCAAAAACGGTGGATGGACGCCTTTATGCGGCAACTGATAACGACCTGGGCGTGGCTGAGAGTAGCTGGGCGGATACCGGTGTAGATATTGTCGAGGCTAACCCCTGGACATCGAGCAGCGTCAATGGCACCCAGCTAACCGACCGGATGCTGTTTACATATCCGGGGATCGATCTGCAGGGCCGTCTGTACATTAACACTGACGGTGAACGTTTCCCGTTCCGTGGTGGCAGCCGCAACCTTGGTGGCGGTGCCGGGCTCGCCGCGCTGAACTTGGCCGACGCGCGGTCGAACTCGTACACGGGCATCGGTTTCCGTCCCCGCTTTGTAATCTGAGTTCTGCCGCCTGTTGTCTGCTGGGGTGCACGATAGTGCGCCCCTTAATAAAAGGAGAAGCCAGTGCAGGATTTGAAAATCGCACAGAAAGTAGAGGATATGATCAAAGAGCGCTATCAGTCGTTGCGGCAGTTTCCTAAATCTGAGCGCCACGTCGCCAGCGCTCAGATACGGGAGGCGATGTGGGAACTGTTGGAGTTGGTGATTATCTGCAGCAAGCGGTACCACAAAAAAACATCTTTGCAGGATTTAGATATAAAGATAGCGCTGCTGCGCCGGCAGATTCGCCTGGCGATGCAGCTAAAATTTTTGCCCATGCGTCAGTATGAGAATTGGGCAAAAGAGCTGGACGAAATAGGCCGCATGACGGGCGGGTGGATAAAGTCCGAGCGTCGCGTAGCCCGCTAGTCCAGCAAAGGGGGTGTTGCTGTAGTTTCCCGATCCGTGGTGGCAACCGCAACAATGGTGGCAATGCCGGGCTCGCCGCGCTGAACTTGAACAACGCGCGGTCGAACTCGAACACGAACATCGGTTTCCGTCCCCGCTCTTACGAGCCGCCAGAAGCTTCAGGCTCACGGGTCTGATTCCAGTGCATTTGTAAAAGGGCGCCACTCCCTCGGCTTTGTTTTGCCGGAAGATCCACGGGCGCCGGTAGGATGGTAGGTAACGAACTCCTTCCGGCGCCACTTTTCTGGAGCGAAAAGTGAAAACCTACGACAACCTCTTTCCCGAGATATACGACTTCGAAAACCTCTACAGCGGCTACTTGCGCGCCCGGCGCGGCAAGCGCGATCAAAACGAAGTTATTCGCTTTGAGGCGGACCTAGAAAGCAATCTCATCCAGTTGCAAAATGAGCTTATTTGGGATCAATACCAGACCGGACCCTACCGAACATTTTATGTGCACGAGCCCAAGCGCCGCCTGGTGGCTGCGCTGCCTTTCCGTGACCGCGTTGTGCAGCACAGCCTGATAGCCACTATCGAGCCTATCTGGGAGGCGCGGTTTATCCACCACAGCTACGCCTGCCGCCCCGGACGCGGCCTGCATGCCGCTACGGCCGCCGCCCAACAGTGGCTGCGAGAGGTGGAGCGCGAGCACGGCCGCGCCTACTGCTTTAAGGCCGACGTAGCTAGGTACTTTGCAAGCATTGGCCACTCCGTCCTGATCGGCATTCTGGCCGGCCGCATCCGCTGCCAGCGCACCCTGGCGCTGTGCTGGGACATCATTTCAAGCTGGCAGCCCGGCCTGCCCATTGGTAGTCTCACCTCGCAACTGTGGGCAAACATAGTGTTGGACATGCTCGACCAGTTCGCTAAGCAACATCTGCACATTAAGCGTTATATGCGCTACATGGATGATTTCATCGTTATTCATCACGACAAAAACTACCTGCGCGAATGCCAGTACCAACTGGAGGCATTCCTAGAGGAGCGGCTGGAGCTGCGCCTAAACCACAAAACTCAGATATTTCCCGTCGCCCATCGCGGCGGCCGCGGGCTGGATTATCTCGGCTACATCATTTGGGCAGACCGTAAGCGCCTGCGCCGTGACTCGGTAAAACGAATGGGCCGCCGAATGAAGTCTATGGCCACCGCTTACGCTGACGGCAACATCGAGCTGGACGAGGTTGGCCAACGCCTGGCTAGCTGGCTAGGCCATGCCCAGAATGCCGATAGTTATCGGTTGATCGAGAAGCTTGTGGGGAAAGTGGTGTTTAAGAGAGGTGGAGCAAGAAAGGGATAGCTGGGGCACACGGTTCCGCTTAGAGCAATTCCTTTCCGCTGAGCGGAACAAAGAGAACATGCCAGTTATCGCGCTGGAGGTGCTAATTTATCGCGCGCGGCTTCACCCTGGCCACCCAAACAGATTCACACGGCCTCTGTCGCGAGCGAGTGCTCACTTGGGGCCAGGTGCAGCCCCACAGTGGCGATTCGGCCGTCGATTATTTCCATGACCTCGAGCCGCTGTTCACCA